ATGACGCGGCGGTTCCAGCAATTAATTTGTCCGTAACATCAACTGATATTTGGGTTGATATAATTAAAAACGCAACTACAACAATCGCATCAAACACAGTTGTCGCTACGGATGCACAACTGCGATTTGCAATGGAAGCAAACGCCTCTTACATAATTCAGGCTGATATTTGGTTAACGGTTTCTTCAGTTTCAGGTTATAGATTAAGTATTACAGGCCCGGCTACCCCAACCGCAGTCAAAGCGTTTATGACTGAACTTGATGATGGCAATAATGATTATTATAGCGATGTTGCCGCTTACGGTTCATTAAGATCTACAACCCCATCGGGAAATGAAATTACTAACGATCATATTGAGATGTTAATTGAAAATGGGGCAAACGCCGGAACTTTTGGTATACAGTTTGCTCAAAACAGTTCAAGTGCCACGGTACTTACCGTTCATAAAGGTTCTCGTTTACGCTATAGGAAAATAGTTTAATGAATAAAGTTATCATTCACTGGACTGCCGGTTCGTGGACTGTCAGCGAATTTGACAAGCAACATTATCATAGATTATATGATGGTAGTGGAAAAATTTTTAACGGGAAATTTTCTATCAGGGATAATCAGAATGTTCGTGATGGAACCTACGCCGCCCATACCTTACATTGTAACCTTGATAGCATAGGTGTTTCAATGGCTTGTATGGCAAACGCTAAGGAAAATCCCTTTAATCCGGGGAAATATCCTATGACGCTGAAACAGTTTGAGACTATGGTTAAAGACGTTGCGAAGCTGTGTAAAGATTATAAAATTCCAGTGACTCCTCGGACGGTGCTGACTCATGCCGAGGTTCAAGAAACTCTCGGCATCCAGCAGCGGGGTAAATGGGATATTACTAGAATTGCCTTCAAGCCGAATTTAATCGGTGCCAAAGCTTGCGGGGATTATATTAGGGCACAAATTAAACTGAATGGAGCTTAAAATGAACTTGAATACAATTAAAACACTTCTACTGGGTTCTGGGTTTTTGACTCTGGTAGGTCCGTGGGTTTTGAATTTGCTTATGAAACTTTTTGGTTGCGTTGGCGATGATCCACTGACTCCAGCGGTTGAAGTTGCTATGTGTACCGGAGGGGACTTGTTTACAATACCCGTCGGTTTACAAGCTATTATTGGCGGTATCGTTATTACAGGTGCCCTCGCGCTAACAGCGTTCTTCAAAAGCGGAACTATAAAACAGAACCTTTTTAATCGCTCGGTGCCAATGATTTCATCCGGCGAAAGGAATGTTGTTGGAGTCGTTACTGCAAGCGATGTGAACTCTTTGTAATGGGGATCAAGACTTATATCCAGTTGGCGTTGGGCTTTATTCAATTAGCCAACTGGATAGCTGGGCGCATCTCTAAAGCCGAGTGGGAACAGTCTGGTTATGCAAAAGCGGCGGCGAAGTACTCGAAACAATTCGATGAAACTACTGGCGCGGCTAACGCGGCAATGATGGAAGCGAATAAAATGACACCTGAAGACCGGCGTAGAATTCTGGAGGGGGAATGAAAACCTTTGCAATTCTACTGGCTGTTGGGACACTATCCCAATGTGGCTACCCGGAAATTAAGGTCGATAGTGCTTGCGCCGTCCTTCGTGAAACACTTTACTCTAACGGAAAGTTCATGCTCAGTTCATCTGAGATTGATGCGCTTTCCGAGGAGAACGTTATTAAGGTAGCTGCGGTGAAAATATTCTACAGAAAAAGCTGCCTTAAAAAACCCTGAACCGTAGGGTTTCCTCCCTGAACTTGGCCGCAGTTGTCACCTTACTGCGGCTTCTTTTCTTCACATGACACGCTTGGCCCTCGGTTTGTATCCATCGAGTTCTTTAGAGAGGAGTCGAGACTTGACCATAAGATCAAGAATGCGCTCAACAGAATGAGCAGGCACACGATTTTGTAAAAATTCAATGAGTCGCGCTCCATCAACATTAGCTTTCTCCTTAGCGTAAACTTGCAATGCGTAGTAATGGCAATCTTCAAGAGCGCGGGCGTCTCCACCTTGAGCCATTGATCGGAAAATATCAGGCATATATTTTTCAGCTTCGAGTAACCAGTTCAATGCCTCGTGAAAATCATCAAGAGTAATTATAAGATCATTCCGGCGGGAGGTTGCAGCGACCATACAAAGTTTCAAAAGGTGCTGTGTTCGCCGGGTGTTATAATGAGCGAGCTTCGGGTAGTCCGGGGCGGGCGGTCCTTTAGCAAGATGCCACATATCAATAGCTGTTGCCGCTTCCGATGTAAACGTGACCTCGCCGTAAAGGTTCCCTATAATTTCAAGATCATGAAGAAGTTCTTTATATGGTTTATCATCAATCGCGTCCTGCGGGAATAAAGTACGAAGCTGTGTCTCGCCCGAATAAACAAGTATTACACGAGAAATAAAACCTTGGTCCCAGGCGCCTTCGGGCATAACGGAATTAAGGTATGAAGGGGTGGTTGCAGCAAATATAATAAACTGTGGACTTTTCATATTTATTTCAAGTTTGCTTGATCGCTTTTCCTCAACATAGCGCTTGCCATCGTATATGTCAGTCAAGGTATTCATAAATTCATTATCATATCCAGGAACCAAAACACCGAACTCATTTGCTACAACAAGCAAGCTATTGAATGATATGACCTGGCTGGCTGCCTTCGGTACAATAATTTTCCGTTCGGCTTTAGCGAGGGCATCAATTAACGAAGCTCGTGAAACAGAATTAGGTGCCACCTTGTGATCCGGTAAATCAACCCACAGTTTTTGTGTAATAGAAGTCACGACTGTCTTGCCGACACCTGGAGGACCGACTATAAAAACATACAGTGTCGGGTACAAAACATCAAAAGTTTTGATCCAAACTTTCCGCTCTAAAGCACCAGCAAGGGCACAAATTCCTGCCCACTTTCTAAACAGCGTGGGCGAGGGGAGGTCCGTTGTGTACTTATCGAAAGCTTCTATCCAAGAGGGGTGCTTACGGTTTGTTAAAGTAGCTTTGCCAGTGAAAGCTTCTTTGAGTCCTGGCGCTTTCGTTTGTCCTGACCTTTCCATTTTTGTAAACCGCTTTCATTTCCAATCACATTACCTTGAGTATCATATTCTACGTCGGCCCAATTCCAGCCGGTCTTCGCATCTACGGGAACATAAAACTCCCGCCCTCGGGCAAGTTTCAAATGTACTTTTAATTGTTCCGTTGCCCAAGGAATGATTTCTTCTTCGCGCTCCTCTGGAAATTGAAAGACCACGTTATCGTGAACTTGTACGATTAGTTCAACTTTCTCCGCACGGAAAAGCCTAATGATACCTGTATTGATTTCTTCCCCTGTCATAGATTGCGGGGAATATGCGATAGCCGCACGAAGGGTAGTATCCTCGTTGTGCCGTCCGAAAAACATTCTACGTCTGCCGAACAACGTAGTAAGTTGCCCTTCGGATTTGAGCTTGCCCGCCACCCATTTGTGCCATCCAGTAATACAAGGGAAGCCTCGAAAGTAACGAGACTGGAACTCGTCAATTGTTTTGACAGCAACCTTAGTATGTTTAGCCATCGTTCTCGGAGTTCCGTAATAGTTAGTTCCATGTCCAAGCTTTTTTGCGAGCTGTCTGTAGCTATCATTTCGGTATGCAATAAGACTGTCGCATAATTTTTTATCGGCTTTGGCTTCACCAGACCAGCCGAGATCGAGCCAAGCAAGTTTGCATACTGCTGTGTGAAGGTCTCCTGACTCACAAGCATCGAGATAAACCCCTGCGTAATTTTCACCGTGCGACTCGACGAAATTGTTCCAGCATATCGCCCCGACATTTCTTGCATCGGCTTGCTCCAAATCTAAGTTTGCAAATTTCATACCGGGGTCTGCGATGCAAACAATACGCAGTTTCCGATCAACGTTTTGAAGGTTAGTTCCGGTTCCCATATCGGACATGGAACTTGAAAGTCTCCCGGTATTGGTTCCGGCTATACCAAAATTACACCTGATACGACCGTCAGGATCAATGCCAGTTTCCAAGAACTGCCGCCGTTTGTCGAGATCACGTAATAAGAGAAGCCGAATGCAAATAGGTTCTGCAATAAAATAAGACTCCATCTGCTCAACTGCGTCGCGTCCGGTAGTTGCTGCCATAATTCCATTGTTGTTCCTCTTTTTAATAACAGGAAGTCCGAGTACAGAATAGAACAAATGCTTTAACTGTGCGGAGCTTCGCCAATTCAAAGCCGGTAGCCCAATCCCCTGCGTCATAATCTCATCAAGTTGTTCCCCGATAAACTTCATATCGGAACGTGTTTCACGAAGCACTGCGTTGCGTTTAACTTCATCAACTTTGAAACCTCGCATAGACATTTCAAGTATCGGGCCTTGAAGTTCTTTAGAGAACTCATAAGTATGGCGGCTCACATCATCGAGTTGTTCTAAAAGCACATGCACAATTTCTAATGTAACGCAAGCATCGAGTCCGTTATAAACCCAGTGCTTGATATTGGGAGAGAGTCTGTCTTCCGGTTTCATATCCCCTGTTTGAAATTTAATCATGGGGTTTATACACTACTGGAATGTTATTATCAAAACAGAACTGAATTTCCATTTTAACGCCGACAGATTTATCCCAGCCCGGGAGCATCAACACCCACATCTCCTCGCAATCAATTATAAAGCCTTCGTTAAACTGCTGCCAGAACGCCGCGTCTTTAGGCAATTCGTACTCGACGGCATACTCATGAATGTAAGCGATAGGAGAAAATAGTGAGAGGTTGGTTTTTATAATCTGGTGGAATGTCCAATACCGTGTGATTCTGGCGCGGGCTTCTCGCACATTCGGGTCGGGGTCAGAGTAAGGTGATGCTACGTAAATCATTTTCAATCTCCTCTTTTAACAGTTTCCGCATGACGCATAAATTTCCACTTAGCTTCATTGGTATAAATACTCCCAAGGAAATCTAATCCCTTTTGCATTTCTGGCTGAAGGGCATGGTGCAATAACATTGTGTCTTCGTCCGCACAAAGGGCAGGTACTCCGAAATTTGTCCACAAGTGATTTATGTCGTAAAGAAAGTTTTGACCTACGCCTCGCTTTTTCAAGGCGCATATTCGACTTATCCATTCCCATACCTTGATCTCCTCATCTAATGTCCGCCAGTAAGAATGATCTTTTTGCTCATCATCGGTGATCGGTACGACGAGTCCGATTTCCGGTGAAGGGGAAAATCCGATGCAAGTTATTTGCCGTCCGGCTGTTTCTATGTCGATTGACAACCAAGGGGACGGAAGAATATATTCTTTCTCGAAGCGAAGGAGATCATCATACGTTGGTTGAAGCCAAAGTTCTCTCGCAGGGCGCACAATTTCCGGGAAGCTTGACTCACTCGCACATTTGTTAAGGTCTGCTCCAAGTATGGGCTTAAGCTTCCATTCTTGAAATACCTGTCGAGCTGCGTAGGTTGGGAATACTTTGTAAACGCGATCATGAAGCTTAAAAGGAGCAGTAGCACCCCGAATGTTTTTAAGACCTGCCGTTTTAAGAAGCGCCCACGAGGCTGCCGGTCCGAACGCGATGATGAGGTTAGGTTTAACTTCAGCGATCTCGGTATAAAGTCTATCCAGCTCGCTGGTGTATTTCGTATCGAGATAAATCCCTTTGATAAGGGCTGGCATACCCGGCACACCGAGGAGTTTTGACCCGCAACAATTTTTAAGGTCGGAACCTGGTGGCCGCAATTGAAGAACTGAGGTCTTATAGCATTCTCTAATATCAATTCCGACCTGGGATAACATCCCGGTGTAAAGTCCACCCGCCGCACCGGAGAAAAGTTTTCCTTTATCTTCATCGTCCGCACTCCAAAATTCTTGCACGAGCATGATTGTCATAGTTCACCATTGACCTTGTAATAAAACTCACTTGCTAAAGTAAAAAACTCCTTGTTGATTTCAAGGCCGAGAACTTCTGCCGCACCTTTAGCTTCGGCAGCTTTAACCGCAGTAGCTGAACCACAAGCTGGATCAAGGACAATTGAGTATTTATCAACGAACATCTCCATAAATTTAGAAAGCATCGGGACAGGCTTCTCGCTCATATGAATGATCTTCGTGGTTGGGGCGGAGACCACGTTTGAAACAGCGCGGATAATTTTACGATCTCCCCGGCTCCCGATAAAGCATGTTTCATAAATACGGCGCGGTCCCCTTGAAGGGTCTGGTAAAATTCCCATGTTATCGGACTTGTGCCAGATGAGCGGAAAGGGGCTGACCGTCCATCCCATTTGTGTGAGAATTTCTAATGTTTCATTATAATAATCCATACTGAACCAGAACATTAAATGTGCGGACTCTGCTACCACATTTTCCATTGAAGCTGAAAGAGCTGATAAGAGGTTGTAATAAACTTCCGGCCCGTCAGCATAACTTCCAAAAGAACTCGCAGCACCTTCATCGTGTTTGTCGACTTGAATTCCGTAAGGAAAATCGCAATGAATGAAGTTGAATTTGTTTCCGCTATAAGTTTTCTGCCATTCTATAAAAGACTCATTAAGAAGGGGTATTTTTTTCTTTTCAATGGGTGCCCCTGCTATGACTTCCTCAGCCTTCGTAAGCTGTGAAGTTTCTTTACGCTCTTGTTCACGCATCACGATACCGCGAGCAACTGTGTAACGAGGCGCTTCTGCAACGCGGGCGTTACCGGCATGAAGTTCTTTAGCAACGGAAATTTTCCGCGCGACCTCTTGCCGGTCAATTCCAAGCGCTT